TAGCCTTATTTTCTCTGAGCATCACTAGATAATTATCTGCGGCTGCTTCTTGGATGTCTGAAAGGATACGGAGGCCTACGTTCTGTTCACCACAGAGAAAGGCCGTCCTATACGGGTCGTCTGCATAAGGGCCTTGGAAGACTTTGCAGAAGACTAGGATGTCATAAAACCAAGCCCGACCCTGTTCGTGGGTCATAGCGGCAGAGATGAACTTCAGTCGGTCTGCCTTAGTCCTGGCCGCTTTCTTACGGGCAGTGTTTACCTGCTCCTTGTCAGAAGTATCGTAACTGACTTCTGGCTCCTCGGGGATCTGTACCGTGTCAGCCAAGAGGACTGTCCTTGAGTTCAGGGAGATTAGCCATCCTCTGATCCAGGAGTTTATCGACGTCTTTACGAGACAGAGCTCTCTGGACAAACATCTTGTTACCAAGAACGGCTAGATTCGAGAGACTCTCGGAGATGTTGAGCCATAGGGCATAATTAGGATTAGCAAACGAAGGAAGACTCTGGCCTACTTCGATGATCTTCTCGAGTTTGTCTCGGATATCTAGCCACTTCGGATTCATCTGGGCGTGTGCGATCTGGTGGGCAGAACCTGCCGCTACTTTCAAACCTTCGATGAAATCAACGAAGAGCTTGGGTTTCTTTTCTAACTCTACAGTCGTGAACTCCTTGGCCCGACTCGAAGACTTCCTTAGTGAATCGGTAAATCTTTCTATCATTTCCGATTCATTGATATATAAAACCAAACTTAACCTCCGATTAATTTAGAAAGGGCAAGGCGGACCAAAGGTCCTTTTACGCCGAAGGCGGCTACCCGATGTCCCCATTCACGGGCTAGGAGTTGACGAAACACACCCCCGGACTACATACCATATTTATTGAAATTTAGGATTATGATACCATAACTTATAGAATAAACTTTACATCCGATGTTAACTATGGTATAATACATAATCCCTCCTGAAATATAATACCATTTCATTCAAAACAATAAGGAATCATAACTTATGGCAGGCACGTACGGAGCCCCTCAAAAGAAGTACTACGACACCCACAAAGACAAGATCTACAGACGTGTCAGGAAATATAAACTAGAATACAACAGAGATTATTACGAAAAGAACAAAGATAAGATCCTGAAGGCAGCCAGAGACAAAAGAGCCCTCAAAGCCCGTCAGAAGCTTATCCAGGCTGTCACGTCTGTTTCACAGTGTACAGGAAAAAGCCAATGATATCAAGGGCTTAAAGAAAGTACTTGACAACGAAATCGATACATGGTATAATAGTACTTAGTGATGTAATGTACTGTATCTTTCCTCTTCGTATTCTACCTTAAGAACTCTTTCTTCTTTCTTTAATTAACTAACTGTTAACTGTTTAAAGAAAGTAAGTAGTAAGTAAATCAATCTTCTAGAATAATCATTAATTAATTAAACAGATCGCCCATCAATGAATAACTGTATTCAGCGGTCTTCCCTTCTTCCGTATCTCTTTGCCGACAGGCAATCCTCCCTCCCCGGTTCCGCGAGCCCCCTCCCTCATGTCGAAGTTAAAGCGTTGGCAGACGGCCGCAGAGGTAACTGCCCACCGTAAGGCCCAGGCCAAATATCAGAAAGACCCAGAACAGGTCCAGAAGCGTGAGAACCGTAATGCAGCCCGTAGGCATCTAGAAGCCCTGGGTAAGGTCCATAAAGGCGATGGCAAGGACGTGATGCATAAAGACGGTGACGCATTGAATAACTCCCCGATGAACTGGAAGGCTGGTTCCCGTCACAAGAACCGTTCCTATAAAAGAACCAAAGACGCACATAAGGCTGACCCTAGATCTTGACTTCACCGCTCGAAGAAACCCCTCTTACTGACCAGCAGCTCCGCTTTGTTGAAGAGATGCTCCTAGACCCGTCTTCACAGACCGGGGCGGCGAAGCGTGCAGGCTACAGCATCTCTACCGCCACCCAGGCAGCGTCTCGTCTCATGGCCGATCCAAGGGTGAAGGAGAGCCTACGTATCGCCCAGGAAACCAGGGCCAAAAGTATGGGTATCTCGAAGGAGCGTGTCCTCCAGGAGCTTGCCCGTATAGCGTTTGCAGACGTAGGTGACCAAGTCACAGTAAACGAAGAAGGCGAGTTCGACCTCAGTAAACTCAAGGGAACCTCCTCAGAGGTAGTAGTCAACACCATCTCTGGTAAGTCCGGTAAATCGAAAGCCGTAACCGTCAAGACCGTTAAACAAGCCGACAGGCTGGCAGCCCTTGTAAAGCTGGGACAGCATCTCGGTATGTTCAAGGACAACGAAGTCTCGGTCCACCTAACGTTGGATAAGCTAGTCGAACAGTCCTATAAGGTCGAAGACAAGGAAGAACCTTGACAACTGAAGTCGTGATTAAGATCAGAAAAGACGACGGCACGATTGTTAATATCGACGGGACTGTTACTCGTAATAAGTTCATTGCTTTTCGGAAGACAGGTCATAAGACAATGACCTACAAAGGTTGGTTTCTACGTATTTGGAAGTTTTTTATTAACATCCAATTCAACACCAGGCCTTTCCCCTGACTACAGCCATCAATAAAATCATAGCCTGGAGAGACGACCCTTCTCTTTTTGTAAAAGAATGTCTGAAGGTCAAACCAGACCCTTGGCAGGAAGAAATCCTCAAGGCTTTCCCACACAGTCAGAAACTAGCGCTGAAGGCGAGTAAAGGACCAGGAAAAACTGCCCTTCTGTCTTGGCTTGCTTGGAACTTTCTTCTAACACGCCCTCATCCTAAGATTGCTGCAACGAGCATCTCGGCAGACAATTTACGAGATGGTCTTTGGGCTGAAATGGCGAAATGGAGGGAGAATTCCCCGCTTTTAAAAAATACCTTCATTTGGCAGAAGGAAAGAATCTTTGCAAAAGATCACCCTGAAACCTGGTGGATGGCTGCTCGTTCCTGGTCAAAAGCAGCAGATCCTGGTACTTTAGGTAACACCCTTGCCGGTCTTCATGCCGACTACATCATGTTTCTGCTTGATGAGTCTGGCGGTATGCCTTCTGCAATCATGGCTACAGCCGAAGCGGCTCTTTCTTCCTGTAAAGAAGGTCATATCATTCAAGCCGGTAATCCGACCCATCTTGAGGGCCCTCTTTATAGAGCCTGCACTTCTGATAGAGCGAATTGGCATGTAGTAGAAATCACCTCTGATCCAGATAATCCGAAGCGTTCTCCTAGAGTTTCTACTGACTGGGCTAGAGAACAAATACAAAAGTATGGCAGGGATAATCCTTGGGTTCTTGTGAATGTCTTTGGACAATTTCCTCCGGCATCTATGAATGCCTTGATTGGTCCAGAAGAAATTCAACAAGCCATAAATCGTCGTTACAGAGACTCTGACTTCAACGAACATCCAAGAATCCTTGGAGTCGATGTCGCGAGATTCGGAGACGACTCAAGTATCGTATTCCCCCGTCAGGGGCTTCAAGCCTTTACTCCGACCCAGTACCGTAACGTCACTGGCACCGAAGGGGCTGAAATCATCCTCAGGAAGTGGAACGACTGGTCTGCAGACGGCGTATTCATCGACAACACCGGTGGATTCGGTGCTTCTTGGCTAGATAACCTCCAAAGACTCGGAAAAGCTCCGATTGGCGTCCATTTCTCCCAGGAATCGACGAATCCCCAGTATTTCAACAAAAGAGCCGAAATGGCCTTCAATCTCGTCGAATGGATCAAAAACGGCGGTGCTTTGCCCGATATCATGGAATTGACGAGGGCTTTGACCCAGACGACGTATACCTTCAAGGGTGATAAGCTTCTTCTCGAGCCTAAAGAGGACGTAAAAGCAAAGCTTGGTCATTCTCCTGACCATATGGACGCCCTGATGCTTACCTTCGCCCTCCCGATAGAGAAATCCAGAGTCAACATCTTCGGTAATCAGATCCATGCCCATGAATACGACTACGACCCGTTCTCAAGAGACAGGGTTAAGTATGGTTAAGGTAGAGTATAAACTCCTGGCTGATAAATGGGTCGATCTTCTAATCCCAGAATTAACCAAATCCGGCCTAGACGGCTGGCGAATCGTCGCCTACTTCCAAGAACACGCCAACACCAAAATCCTCCTCGAAAGGGAAATCTAATGACCATTTCACCAGTCCAGAGTATCTTCACCGCCCTTGGTAACGAACTCATCAACGACGCCGTGACGAATTCCGACAGCCTGTTGAAGGCGTTCTTCACGAACGTAGCAGCGAATCCGACTTCTGCCAATGTCGTCGCCCAGAGTCTTCTCGTGGCTGCCCAGGCTCCTCTGTCTCTGCCTAACCTAGAGACCGTTGCGATCCAGCAGGCCGCTCAGGCAGGTCTCGCCCTGACTGCTCTCATCAAGTCCCCTACGGTTTGAAGATTCTGGTGGGAATCGTCGTAGTTTTTCTGGTCATAGGGGTGGCGATCCCACTCCTTATGATCTCAGTCTATGAGTTTCCTGTCATGGGTCTACTCTACGACGGGATGACACATTGATCCGTCTCCAGTTCTCCCGGCAAGCCGATATAGTCTCTGACGCGATTGCTTGGTTCACCCAGGGTGAGTTCTCGCATGTCGATTGTGCACTTGGAGAGACCTCCAATAGTCTTCTTCTGGGTTCCCGGAGCGATCATGTAGGTAATAGAAACTCTGGGGTTCAAGTCCGTCCCTCGAATTATGTTAGATTCGCCGAGAAGATTGTGTTTTCGATACCAGTGATGAAAGAACAAGAAGACAGATTCTATTCCTTTCTTATGTCTCAGATAGACAAGCCGTATGATAAGATGGCTATTCTAGGATTCATCGTCGGCAGGAATTGGAAGGAAACAGATTCTTGGATTTGTTCCGAACTCCAGGCAGCCGCCTTGGAACATGCCGGTATCTGTAAGTTCTATGTCGCTGCTAATAAAATTTCCCCTGACTCACTAGCCCTAGCCATTTCGGCCCTCCCAGGAGTTACTTATGCTTAAAAGACTTGGACCAGCAGTCCTCTTTAGTTTGATGGCCGCTTCCGGGTCTTACGCCCAGACTGCTGGTCAATCCGTGACAGGTTTCCTTCTCGCCCAGGGCTCTACATACGGCAGTTTCACCTGTCCGAGTTCTGCCACCAGCCCTTGTTTCGTTCAATACGGGCCTAGTATTCCTACTACTGGTGGTGGAGGCTCTGATACTCCGGTATCTATCGACCAAACAACCCCAGGCACAACCAACGGTGTCCAGACGAACTCAGGGTCCGTTACAGCAAATACATCTACACAAGCCATATCTGGGACGACTAAAGTCCAGTTTAATGCAGAAACTTATGACAGTAACGCTGTCTGCAACACTACCAGCACCTTCGTCTGTACCCCGAGCAAGCCGGGGTTGTATTTCTTCACTTGTCAGGTGACAGTTACTGCTGCGACTGGTCCTGCGCTTAATGGAGCCCTGATTGAACCAGAAATTTTTATCAATGGTTCTACGTTAATTGCACTAGCTTCTACGAATGCATCTGTGGCATTACAGACGACTCCGAGTAACTATCTCCAAATCTCGAGTATCTGGAGCATGAATGGATCGACTGATACCGTCGAATGCGACGTCAATAGTTCGAGTACGACTCCGGTTATCCAGCCTGCCGTCTATGGGACGTATCTGATTGGTTACTATCTCGGCCCGTCTTAAATTTTTAGATTAAGGAGCAGAATTGTATAATCCAGCCAATATCCCTGCCGTCGGTACACTGGCGATACTTCGAGCCTTTCCTGCTGTTGTTGGACTTCAGTATCCTCTGATCTATCTCGAAGGATATTCTAGTGCTGGCGATGGTGGTCAAGGATTCTGGAACTGGTCGTCTAGTTCTTCCGCAACAGATAATACTGGTACTATAGTAAACCCGGTCGGTAATTCTGGTAATGGCCGCTGGCTCCGTCAATTCACAGGACCACTGATCGATCTCTGGTTCGGTGTCGTAGCCGACGGGACTACGGATAATACTACTACACTTCAGAACTGTGAAAATGCAGCCAATACTTTAGGCAAAGCCGTGTATTATCCTTGGATGCCAGCGTCACGGTCTTTGACCGGAACGATTACGACTTATGCCGGAATCGAACACTGGGGTGATGGAATGAATGCCCTCTCCGTCGCCACAGGCGTCATAAATATCGGTGGTAGTACAATCTATAAGTCCAACGGGACTGGACCGGCATATAGTTTCCAAACGAGTACTGGGACCTATTTTGATCTACCGGCTCCGTCATGGCGAGACATGAATATCCATTCTCCAAATGGATCAGGGATTACACTGAACAGTATAGCAGGCGGTTTTACAGACGACCTGACTTCACAGGCATCCCAAGATCACTGCCAGATTCATCGGGTTGGTTTCGATTGCCCCGTTGGCGATCATTGCGTAGCACTGTTCAAATGCCAATCCGCCTCAATAACAGAGTGTATCAAATCCGGTAGTGTGAATGGATTCTATATTTATGGATCAGACAATTGCAAAATCGAACACTGTTATCTCGAACTGGCGACAAGTTATGATATAAACGCCGTAGCTGCAGGTGCTACATTCGGAAATATGCTCTGGATTGACAAGTGTGTTTTTGAGGGTCCTAACACTGGCGCGGTTTCTTTCATCAATTCGAATTATCGTTCGATCTATATCGAAGAGAATTTCCTAGAGGCTGTTTCAGGTTCATTAAGCTCAGGGGCAGCAATCACGCTTTCATCCGGAATTAGCGCTACTATTAGAAATAACGAAGTCGATTTTCCTATCGGAGGAGGGGGAAATTGGCTAAATATTACAGGAACGTTTGCGAATCTCAATCTCCTTGATAATACTACCGGTACGGCAGCCGCCCCTGGTATAACTTTTAATTCCGGAGCGGGTCACAAGGCCTACGTGAGTTCTAACGTCAGGGCATACATTAATGCTTCCGGTCCACTTATCGGCGGTATTCCATTCTCAAATCCTGTTGGTTCTCTAGAATTAGGATATCAGGCAAACTTTCCGCCCCCGCTCTCTGGTTCGGCGTATTGGGTATTCAATCCCAATGTCAGCCCGCTTGATAGCACCGTAGGTTCTTATTATCAGTCTGTCGTCGTAGCCCCTTCAGGATTCTACACTCTTCCTGCGATGTCTGGAACCGGTTCTCAAATTGGTTGGACCGCCCCTATCGCTTCAATCACAGACACGGTTGATGTCTGGATTTTGGGCTATTCTCCGACGGCGAGCCAAGTCGTGACAGTTCAGTTTAGCGGGACTCAGTACACTCAGACGCTAACCTCCACTCCGACATGGTACAAGGCGGCTTCCGCTGTTTCTGTCTCTGGTGTCAGTAGCATTGAAGTCTTCAACGCTGATACCAGCCACGGCGGCGTGTGCTACGTCGGTAGCGTTCAAGTGCTGAAACACTAGATGACACAGACCTGGACATATTCTCAGAGTACTGGCATATTGTCAGACGGTGAACCTCTAGGCACCGGATATAGCGGAAACACAACTGGTTTGAACAACGCCAGTATGGAACAAGTCCATAACATCGGTCCGATACCTAAGGGTATCTGGGAGATCGGAATGTTCTTCGACGACCCACACCTGGGTCCCTGTGTAGCAGCCCTAAGACCTACCAGCCAAGATGTCTACGGTCGTGGTGGTTTCTTCATCCACGGGGACAACAAGGATATGAACCACACCGCGAGTGATGGTTGTATCGTCTTAGCCCGGTTTTTAAGACAAGCAATCCGTGCCTCTGGCACCAAATCTATCGAGGTCATAGGTTGATGTTTAAAAAGATTTTATTTGCTCTTGGTTTGATGGCTGTGCCTGGCTTGGCTGTCGCCCAGACTACTGCAGGTCAGACTGTCCCTGGGTACTACGCCAACGCCCCGCAGACAGGCTGCGTCGTCGGACCATGCTTCATCCCATACGGTAGTACTGTCCCAGTCTCGGGTACGTTCTCTGCCTCTCTGGCTGGCTTCCAACCCTCGGGGTCATTTGCTACTAATAGTACTACGACTGCGACTAGTACGACAGTCCTCCCGACTAATACAGGCAGTATCTCGGTAGTCAATACAGGCAGCAATACCGCCTTTGTAACATTGTCTAATGGTGCGGGTACGGCGACGACTTCTTCCCAGGCATTAGTAGCCGGTGCGACTGCTGGTTTCTCTGTCGGCAGTAATACCAATCTAAACGCTATTACTAGCACTGGTAGTACGACTCTTTCTATCGCTGGTGGTTCAGGTCTTGTATCTGGCTACGGCGGTGGCTCGGGTGGAGGTGGGAGTTCTTCAGGTGCCGTATTCGGTCCGACTGCCGTTGGTTCAGCCGCTGCTAATCCTCCCATACTGATCGCCGGTACGGCTAATGCCGGTGCGACTGGTAACGTCCAGGTAGCCAAGGTTTCTGCCACTGGTGTTCTGTCTGTCGACGGTTCGTCGGTTACTCAACCCGTCTCAGGTACGTTCTTCCAGAGTACACAGCCGGTTTCAGCCGCATCTCTTCCTCTTCCGACTGGTGCTGCTACTTCAGCCCTTCAGCCTACGAATGCATCCCAGGGCAGTACTACATCTGGTCAGACAGGTCGTCTAGTCCTAGGCGCTGTTACTACCTCTGCTCCGACGTATACCAATGCCCAATCAAGTCCTATTTCTTTAGATGCTAATGGCAGTCTTCGTGTCAATGTCACGTCAGCGACTGGTGTCGCCCAGGGGTCTACAACTTCTGGTCAGACTATCTCACCAATCGGTGGTGCCGTAACGACTTCGGCGCCTAGTTATACGACAGGTCAGACAAGCCCGATTTCACTTGATACCGCTGGTAATACTAGGGTGAATTGTGTCACCGGCTGTTCTTCTGCCACGGTCGGTACTTCATTCACCTTGACTGCTGCCGCTAGCACTAACGCCACAAGCGTCAAGGCGTCTGCAGGCACTCTTCGTCATATCTCGGTCTACAACAACTCTGCCACCCTTGCTTGGGTGTCTTTCTACAACACGGCAAGCACTCCGACTTGTGGTACTGGCATCGTATACCAGACAATGATTCCTGCGAATTCGACGTCTGGCGCTGGTGCAGTCGAGGATATCTCAGCCGGACTGGCATTCTCTACCGGTATCGGTATCTGCGTCACGACAGGCATAGCCGGTACAGGTTCTGTCGCCGCCTCAAGTTATGTAGTCGGGCTGGGATACAACTAATGAGATTCAAAGCCCTCGTAGCGGCTTTATTCTTCAGTCTTATTCTTCCTGCCCAGGCTGTAGTTCTTTACACAGTTGGCCCCGGTAAGACCTATCCCACTATCGCCGCTGCTGTGACGGCAGTTGGCGTAGCCAACCCGGGGACCTTCACTGACACCCAAGAGATAGACGTATACTTCCAGTCTGGCGGTTACGATGAGGTTGCTACTGCTGGCATCGTCGTTTCCGGTCTTGGGGCTACAAGTAGCTTTCCATTGATTTTCCGGGCGATGACGTCTTTCAACGGTACACCTGGTGCTGGCGTTTGGGTTCAAAATAGCGGCAACACAGGCGTGTTTAAGTTCGGGACGCAAAGCAATGCCCAAGTTATTGGTTTTGAGATCCAAGGAGGAACCGGTGGGTCTGTCGGTCTTAACGGCAGTGGAACCGGAATCGTGTTTCAGAACGATTATATCGCTAGCGCGACCGATACATTCGCAATGCCTGGGGCGTTCAGTGTGACGGCCTACAACACTATCATTTATGGAAGCACTACTGCCCGGATATTCGATAGCCGCAGTTTGACTTCGATCATCTTAGACAACGACGTTATAGGCTGTGCAGGATGTGATTTGACGGTCATCAGTTCTTCAGAAGCCACTATTACCAACACCTACGCTTTTGGCGGAACGACTGACTCGTTCTGGCAGGGCGGCACTCCAGCCGGGTCGCATAACGCGTCCGATGACACCAGCGCATCGCCTTTCTTCTCAAGTTCTATCAATTCTGTCTCGACATCTTCCGCTATTACTGCCGTAGCGACGACTTGGACACAGAAGACGCCATCAGGCAGCAATCCTCTAGTCAATGCCGGTACGTTCTTGTCGCTGTTCAGCACAGACATGTTTGGCAATGCACGGCCTGGATCGTCTCCTTGGGATATCGGTCCATGGCAACACACAGGTTCTCCTCCGGCAGGTGCTGCGTCTCCTTTGACTCTGACAGGCGTCGGTAACTGATGTTTAAGAAACTTCTGGCTTTTATATTAACTATCAGTCTGGCTGCCTTAAGCCCCGTTCCTGCGTCTGCTATATTATTCTCAGGGGCTTCGACAGGCAGTGCTCCTGGATTGATAACTACCATGACGTTGGTTAACACCAGCGGTTCTACTCAGTCTGCTAACTTCGTGACGCAAACATTCGGCCATCCGTTCCGCAAGGGCGACATAGCTAACGGCTGTTCCGGTGGAGCACCGATCTTCCAACTTACTGGCGGAACGAACGTTCCCTTCTCAGAAGGCCTGAAGCCTATCTGCTGGACTGACGGCTCGCTGAAGTGGGCGCCGTTCATGCTCAGGGTGCCTGCTAGTATCGCTGGCAATGGGACGCTGACTATCAATATCCTGTCTGGTGGAACGACGCCTAGTGCGTCTGGCCGTGCCTTGTCGGATTTTGCGACCTCCAGCACCGACCTTAACGCGTCTGTGACGGGAATGGATAATCTATCCGGCACATGGGTTTCCGATCTGAACCAGGGCATCGGTGTCGCCAACACCGACAATTATCACTACATGGGCGGCCAGGCCGGAGATGTCTGGCGCGTCCGGGCGTCGTTCCGCCAGTCCAGCGCGAACCACGGGCAGCTTGAGGCGTATTGGTATGTGCAGTCACTTCAGGACAGCAGCGGCGGACTCTACGGACTACGGTATCTCTATAAGATCGCCCAGCCCTGGTACAACGTCGACAGCCCAACGAAGAACTGGCGCTCTTTCTCTGCATGGAAGACGTTAAACGGCGCATCCGTGCTCCATGACTTCTTCAGCGCTAACTTCGGGAGCGCTGGGGCGGCAAACTTCACTTGGGATGGTTCCGATGCCCAGATGAATTCGACTGCAAACGGCTTGACCAACGGGGCTGAATTGAAGCTGACGACGACGGGCACACTGCCGTCTGGGCTCTCCACCGGGACCGTCTATTTTGCTTCTGAGACCAGTGCACCCAATACATTTGAGATCGGAGTAGACGGTGGCGGCCAAGGGACCATCACGCCAACAACCCAGTGTGTGGGGACGTGCACGGCGACGCAATACCCCTATCTGACCCAATTCGGATCACTGTTCAGCCCCGGGACCAGCAGCGGCAAGCCCGATTATATCCAAGCCGGAGGTTCGTCCGCCTCGGACAATACGGTACGCATCCAGTTTAATAACACGTACTGGCGCTCGACCAAGATGGTGCCGCCGTATTTGCTGGGTACCGTCACACCGACCTCGACGGCGGCTGCGCCATACTTCCCTATGACGCACGGGGTCTTCTCTTGGGTGCTAGAGCAGACCGGGCCGGCCCCGCAGATCGGGCCTGAGCCGATTTGGGCTGCGCAACACTTCTTCAATCAGGATGCCGAAAGCGAGCAGAACATTCGCATAGGAGGGTACTTCGGCGGCGAACTGCCGATGAATATGCGGAACAACAGCACCTTCACGATCCCCGTGGCAAACAACACGACATACACCGGGATGCCTACTGCAAACACGTTCTTCCAATGGACCGGAGCATCTGGTTTCACCAGTGGTTTCACCGAGCCATCAAGCCCCAACGTCCTCATATCGGTGTTCGATGAGGCGACTTTCGATCACATGCCCGAGTTTGAGTATTACCCTCTCCTCGTTCTCGGAGAACCGCAGTTCAATGACATGTTAGTTGACCATTTCAACCTCGCTGTCGTCAGCCATGTCGGCACTGTGGGAAACTCGGCCATTATTGACGCGACAACAAATTCAATCTCTGGCGGATACGCAACAAACCCTGGCAACAGAGACTCCAACATCAACGGGACACAGTACTACGGAACGAACTGGTGCACCACGAGCGGGCTTCGTTGTCAGGGGTGGACGGCTAGAACAATGGGCTTGGCAATGGCCATCGCGGGAGGGTACGAGCCAGCCGCCAGCCAGACCCATCAATACATTTCCGACACCAACACGGCGACATACGCGGCCAATCTACAGTACATTTCTCTGCTGCCGACGTTTGCTCAGAATAACGGGATGTGGTTCGAGCCTAACGGAATTAGCCACGCAGCATGGCAGATGGCCTATTTGTTAATGGGAACGTCGTACACCGCAGCCACAAACGAACTCTCGAACGCCACTTCGTTTGCGACGTATCTAATGAAGTGGCCGACCTTCGTCGACTCGACATTCGGCGTCTGGGATGTTCCGTACTATTCAGCAAACTATCGCCCCAGCGCCAACTCGGCACCAAGCGGGCAATTCACCAGCAACCCTTATCTTACCAACCAGTACCTCTTTGGTCTAGGTGGAGCGTTTTCTGGGCAGTTTGAGATTTCATGGGTCAATGGAACTTCCACCTACACAATGCTTTCAGGATTGGAGAACTATACTCCTCAGAACGGCGACTACGTGTTCGACCAAGGTCCCAATCTAGGCGGGACCTATCCAGCGATATTCTCACCCTTCACGACCTACTGCATGGTGAATGTCAGCGGGATGACATTCCAGTTGGAGGCGTGCCCGACCGGAACCCCGACCGGAAGCCCGCTCGTGAACACCGATGCGAGCACCGGGTCTTTTGATCTCGTGGTTACACCCGTCGGGCATCCGAACACCGGAAACGCAAATGGTGCGCCTGTAGGAAATGACGTCATGTCGGACGTCTATGCTGGTGTGAACTGGAGTGTCGCAGCGGGTTCTACGATCAATCCAACAACCCAGACCGATATCAACAACAACTATATGTCCGGCAGCCCGCTTACAGGCTGGAACAACTTCCCAGTCTTTGCAATTGGATCTACATACTGATGCCTAGTACTTCTAGTAAACAAGCTAGGTTTATGAAAATCGTTGCCCACGACAAAGATTTCGCCAAGAAGGCCGGAGTCCCTCAGTCTGTAGGCAAAGAATTCAACCAGGCTGACTCCAAGAAGAAGAAAAAGAGTAAGCACGAAAGGCTTTACAGCTAATGGGCTCCATTATATCGCCGCCAAAGCCGATTGGGCCAACTATGCCACCTCCGTCTGCCCATCCTGCCATCCTCGGTAATCAACAGATCGCATTGTCACAGGCAGTAGGCTCAGACAAGGCGAAGGCCGCTGAAGGCATGGGGTTCGATAGTACGATCCAGACTTCACCACAGGGTCTTCAGGCCCCTGCTACAGGCAAGGCCACTCTCCTTGGCCAATGAATATGACAAGGCTGTGTATGAAAAGGCGGGAGCATCGTTCCTGTCGAAGGAGAACTACGTCTCTCTCGAAGACTTCGTAGGTAACGATACCAAAGAGTGGCAGGCACTGAGGACTCATCTCGAGACCCGGCTTGTTGCTCTCAGGAACTGGCGTCAGAGTTGGTGGACCCAGAACTGGTCCGATCTGGCTGAGTTCATTCTTCCCCGTCGTTCTATCTGGCTGACCCAGAGTACCGGCGGTAAT